GGCTGCGAGGTCGTGCAGCAGGTACCCGAGCAGCTCCACTTCCGTGGCCTCTGCTACAGGGCGACCAGTTGCTGCACGAAACGTTTCAGCGAACCGAAATCGCAGGAGTCCAGCCAGCCCGACAGCTCTCCTGCTCTCTGAAAATCCAGCAGCATCCGCTTCGCCTCCGACGGATCGAGCGCCTCGATCTCACGGATCGGAGAGCACTCGTCGGCGTAGGTGTTGTAGATGCGCATCAGCACGCGCCGCGCGTCCGGCGTGAGCACGCGTCGCAGATCGTCGATGTCCACCACGAGCGGCGAGCTCGGATCGTCAGCGTTGCGCAGCGCTCGGGCGAGGATCTGGCGCTCCTCCTCCGCGTCGAACAGGCTCCGCTGCATCTCGACGGTGAGTGGTGACGCGCCCATGCCGCGCTTGGGGTCGAACACCCACTCCTGCGCAGCCAGCGTCGCTTCGGCGAACTCCATGTCCGTGAGCGTCCACAGCCGCACGTTGAAGGTCGTAGTCCCGTCGGGTGCCGGCCACTGGATCAACTTCGACGGGCGCTCGGCGGAGTCCATCACCTTGAGCATCGCCGCGAAGCTGGCGAATCCCTTCTGCTTCGTCGCCGTCATGACTCGGTCACGGTCCGGTGCCGGTCTTCCTGACCGACGAACGAGAAGTCGAACGAGTCGCCTTCGTTCGCGCGGCTGGCGAGGTTCGTCTCCGTGATGATCCCCTTCGCAGTGCACTCTCCGTCAGCCGTTCGATAGCGAAACGTCACCTCGTCGCCCGCTTCGTACGCGCGGATGATGCGAAGACGCTCTCGAGCGCGCTTCGGCGTGGTGCACTTCACCGTGACGGCGACCTCGCGCGATCCGACCACGGTGCCTGCGCTGCCGTTGAGCACGAACTCGAGCTTGCCGTTGTTCTTCGATCCCCACTGGATGTCGGCCGCCTGAGCGACGACGGCTCCGCCGATGAGGAGAAATCCGTTCGATGCGTTTGATGCCATCAGCCCACCTGCGCGAGTTTGACCGCGGTTGCGTTGAGGTGATCGACAACGTCGATCGGCACAGATCCGACGAGCAGCTCGGGGTTGCTCGGGTGCACTTCGACGAGGACCGCGTCCTCGTTCTCAGCGACGTTCGAGAGGAGGCCTTCGCGCTCGAGCGCGTACAGCTCAGAGATGATCGCCCCGCGCACCATCGACGGGTACACGATGTCCTCGTGGGGCGGCGCTTGCGAGGGATTCGCGGGCTCGGGCGCGAGGTTCTTGTTCGGAAACTCGCTTGCGATCCGCGCTTCGATGCGCGCGGCTGTGAAGTCCGCGACGGTCACCTTGGCGGTGGACTTCACAGCAGCCGTTGGCGCTCCGGCACCGTCGAGCGAGTAGCTTGTGATGCTTCGCACGAGCTCGCACAGGCCCGGGTTTCGAGCCGACGCGACCACGGGGCTGACGCCCCCTTGCAGAAGCTGCTCGATCTCGGTGCCGATGAGCTGCGCGGCCTGCAGCTCTTGGCTCTTGATCGACTCGAGCAGCAGGCCGTTGAGGTTCGCCGCGGGGTACGCGAGCTCGCCCTTCACGCGGCCGAGCCCGCCGCCAACGGCGCCGTCGCCGTAGAGCCTTCCCACAGCCGCTTGCGCAGCGAGCTCGCCCGTCGTGGGCGCGAACGGATCCACGACTCCTCCCGTGGATGCGTCACGGTAGTAGACGGACATGATCCGCGCAGAGTTGAGCCCCTGTGCCCGCGCGATCGCGTTGGCCACCGAGAGCGAGGTGAACGCAGCGACGCCTTGCTGTCGCTTGCGCTCCGTGATCGCAACGTAGGCGTTGATGTGCGCGCGCAAGGCGGCGAGGTTCGTCGCGTCGTCGTGCTCGACGGCGAAGAAGTACTGCCCATTCGCGATGCCGGCGAGGGCTGCCGTGATGTCGTCTGCCACCGATCCTGGCGTTGCAGTGCCCGCGCCGAATCGACCTGAGACCAGGGCCGCGGCCGCGCCACCGTTGAGCGCGACGGTCCCGCCCGTGGCCGTGTGCTCGCACCGCAGGCAGAGATTGTTGCCGCGAGGTCCGGCTTGCTTGGCCGTCAACGTGACCGTCGCGGCCGCCACCGTGGCCGTGAACGGCGCGCCCGTCAGGCGATTGATCGCATGCGCAACGTCGGTCGCGACGGTTGCTGCCGTCGCTCCCGCGGCGACGGCGACCTCGGCTGTGCGGCGGCCGGCGCCCACGATGCGGACGACGCCGCCGGCGGTGATCACACCCGCGAACAGCAAAGTCGCCGTCGCCTTCACCGCGGCGACGCCTTCAGCGACGGGAACGGCGTAGAGCGAAGCGCGCTTGTTCTGTGCGAACGCCGCGCGAGCCATCAGCGCGAGGCCCGAGCCGTCGCCAAACTTGGCGTCCGCGTCCTCGGGGCTCGTGACGTCGACGCGCTGGTTGACCGTCGCGGTGCCCGCAGCGGTCGTGTACGTGGTCGCGCCCACCGTGCGCGCGATCGGCGCGCCGATCATGTTGCCGATCAGCATGATGGCGCGCGCGCCCACGTTGCTTTTGATCCCCACGCCCAGCTCGATTCCCACGGCAATCGCCGGGGTCAAGCTGTTGGGATCGTATCCGGACGGGACGGCGAGAGACATCAGGCGTTCTCCTTCGTGGGCTCGGAATCAGCGGAAGGCTCGTCGTCGACGAGCTCGAGGTCGTGCGCGTCGAGCGCGCGCCGGTAGAGAGGGAGGTCGGGCACGTCTTCGTGCTTGCGCATCGGAGACGAGGCAGCAGGACCGTCGCGGCCCACGGAACGCAGCGGCTTCGCGCTCGCACCCGTCATCGGGTCGATCACGAACACCACCGAACCCGCGACCGCGCGCACGCGAATCGTTGTTGGCATCGGCACAGTTCTCAGGGGAATTCGTTGCGTGTCGTGACGAGCGGGTTGTGCTCGCCGTTGGGCTGGACGTTCTCGTTGGTGTCGACGCCACGGAGGCGCACGGTGCCCGCGAGCAGATCGCGCGTCGCCTGTTGCACTTCGCGATGGAGCGCGAAGCGAACCATGAAGGCGGTGAGCACACCGCGGACGATGAGCGCGGGTCGCGTGTCGAGGTAGCCGAGGTGCGCCGCAGAACGGATCGTCTCGGCGAGCGGATCGTCGAAGCGCAGGCGGTTCAGCGTGGACTTCACCGCGCCGCAGAGCTCGAGCGCGCCTGGCGTCGACGGCGTTCCAACGAGAGCAGTGCCCGTCGAGCGGGGCTCTTCAACGACGCAGTACACGCGCCAGATGCAGCGGCCGATGTCCACGCCCAGGCCGCTCATCGTTTCGTCGGAGAGCTCTTCGTCGCGGGTCTCTCCCTCGTACGCGAGCAGGACCGCGGGTGTATTTCCGAGCAGCTCTTCCGCGAAGCCCTGCGCTGTGATCTCGCCCATGTAGTAGCCAACGACCTTCGCGGTCACGGGCTTGAGCGCGTCGAGTGCGGTCTTGATCTGTTGCGTGAGCAACGCTTCGGTCATCGCTTCCATCCGCTCTTCACGACTGCGCGCTCGAGCGCGTCTTCGAGGTGCTGCGATGCACGCTGCTCATTCGCGACCCACGCGGGGCCGAGGAACGCGAGATCCGCGCGGCGCTCGACGAACTCCGCGTACGGCGCCGTTGCGACCACCGCGCCCTGCAGCGTGCCGCGCGTGAACACACCAGTCGGCGGAACAGTCTCGATCGACCCTTCGAGCCGCCCGGTGCGATTCACGAACCCGTGGATGACCCTCGCGCTGTACGCCACGTCGTCGGAGACCGTGACGGCGCAGGCCTCGAGCTCGTCGTCGAGCGCGGCCGCGAGGCGTCGCGTCGCGCGTTGGAGCGCGCGCGTGTCGAGCTCGGTGAACATCAGAAATGAAATCCAGATCCCGAGAACGTGGGCTCTTCAGCCACAACGACGCCCGCCTCGACGCTCGCGTGCGGCTCGGCGGTGCCGAGCGGCGCGGGGAGACGGGCACCGTTGTCGGTGCGGAGCATCTTGAGCCGATCGAGCGCGCTCTTGTGGAGCGCACCGTACGGGCTCGCGCCGTTCACCTGCGCGCCCGGGAAGGCTTCGCCAGCGCGGCCGAGCGCGAGGTCCACCGCGAGATCGCGGATGAACACAGGCGTCGGTCCCGTGAGCGGTGTGGTGAACGAGCCGTTGAGCTGGGCGTTGATGAGAGCCTCGGAGTACTCCGACACCGACGTGAGCGCGGCGGCGTCCGCAACGCCGTCCCCGTCTCGATCGAAGAGACGGAGGAACCGCTCCTCGCCGAGACGTGCGATCAGGTCGTTGGTTTCGAAGTACGGCATGGCTCAGATCTCTTCGAAGCTGTCTTGCGGAAGCTGTTCGAGGTCGCCGACGGTGAGGGTGAGCTCTTCGCCGGGACGGATCTCGCGCCGCGATCCGTCGATCGCGAGGACGAGAGAGCCGAGCGCGCGCACGCGGCGGCCGGGCGGTGGCGGCGCCGGCGGCTCGGGCTCCTGCTTCGCTGCAGTGAGCTCGGCCTCCGCGCGCCTCGCGAGCTGCTCGAGCTCGCCGTGCTGGCGCGCGATGGTGTCGCGAGCGTCGGCGAGCCTCGAGGCGAGCTCGTCTCGTCCCTTCGCTGCCTCGTCGAGATCGGCGCGGAGGCGCTGGATCTCGGCTGCAGCGCGCGCGGCCTCTTCCGTCGCCAGCTTCACGAGCGAGGCGAGCTCGTCGCGAAGCTGGGCGACGACCTGCTCTGCGCCGCTCGATGGAGGAGCGCTGGGTGGATCCGCGCTCGCGGGAGGAGCATCGGGCGGGAGCGCCGCCTGAGCGTTGCTCTTCGCCATGCTCAGGTCCTCGCGCCGGTGATGATCGCGCCGCGCGTGTTGTCGATGAGCTTCTCGGCCTCGACGCACACGAGCTTGGTCCAGTCCGCGCCCTGCTCGCCGACCTTCGGATCGAACCAGGTCTGCGTCGAGAACCCGCCGGCGCCGATGTTGAGCCGGTGCGTGCGGGCGAAGGTGCGCTCGCTTTCGCTCGAGTTCACGTTGAAGAGCATCACCGAGCCCGTCGACCAGATCCTCGACCGGGTCGTCGCGCCCTTGGCGATGTACTCGGCGCGCGAGATGTGGAAGTTGGGAACGCCGAAGTACAAGGACATGTCCGCGGGACGGAGCACGCCCTTGTTGTCGAACTGCGACGCGAGGATGGCCTTCAACTGCGCGTTCTGCTGCGCCGCGTGCCACATGAGGTCGCTCATCACCATGTCAGTGACGGGCGCGTCGATGTTCTCCTGGCAGTACAGGATGTCGGCGATCGGATCTGCCGTGGATCCGCCGTTCCAGTTCGCGGTGCCGCCCAGCACGCGACGGTTGGCCACCGGATAGTTCGCCGCGGTGCCAAAGAGCTTGGCCGTGCGGATCTCGCGCAGCCGCATCATGCGTCGGCGCACGCGCTCGACGGTGCGCGCGCGCGACACGACGCTCGGGTTCTCGTTCGCCGTCGCGCGCAGCGTCTTGCCGAGGAGGGCGCGCGACACGAGCCGGAACGTGTCCGTCGCGAGCGAGTCGTCGATCTCCTTGCCGTCCGCGTTCTGCCCGATCTCGGCGTCGAACTCGTGGAGGACGTTGTCCTTGTCCTCGAGGAAGTACTGCGCGCTTCGCTCGCCCACGAGCTGCACGGGCGCGATCGCGTCCGCGAGGAACTCGTAGTCCTCGAACATGAGCGCGGCCTGGTTGAGCAGCGGCTGCAGGCGCACGTCGCTCGGGTCGAGCGAGAGCTCGATCTTCGGCGCGCTGGCGATCGCCGCGAGCGCGAGGCCCGCGGGACGGCGTCGAGCGGTCCCGATGTGCATCGCTGCGATCTGCTGCGAGCGTTCCTCGGCGTCGATGCCGAAGGCCTTGAGTCGTTCGGCCGCCTGCGGGTGGATGCCGAACCGCGTGTCGCGGTTGACGCGATCGCGCTGAGCAGAGTCCTTGATCAAAGTCATGGTGGTGGATCTCCAGTGTTCGCGCGAGCGAATCAGCCCTGCATGGTGTAGCGGTGAAGGCGCGTCATCACGACGCCGCCAGCGCCACCGACGGCGGACTCGGCGACGCCAACGATCTCAGCGTTGACGCCCGCGGCGGGAGCGGCGGTGAGCACCTTTCCCGTGGCGGCCTCGACGGTGAGCTTGTCGCCGACGGCGACCGCCGCCGCGGTGGTGTCGATCGGAACGACCGTCCCGTCTTCGCAGGCGACGTCGCCCACCTCGCCGGAGGGGATGGCGTTGAGGGTGACGCCCTTGATCTTCGTGGCGCCCACGACGCTGAGCGCGTCGATGGCGTCGTTCGAGAGCGCCGAGGTGGCGTAGCCGACCACGCGCTGCGCGGGCAGCGTCGCGACGTTGATGTTCAGGCCGGAGCTGATGCGCTTTCCAGCCGTTTCGAAGTGGCGATAGGCCATCGGATGTTCTCCTGTTGCGTGAGTGCCGTGGCGATCACTCGCCGAGTTCGTCGACCTCGGCGTCGTCGACCTTCGCGACGCCATTCTTCGTGAGAGCGTCGAGGGCGACGCTCAGCGACACGCCGTTCTGCGCGGCCAGGGCGGTCGCCGCGGAGAGCACGTCGTTCGTCTGTCCGCCGGCCACGTCCTGCGGCGCGCGCGCGGCTCGCGGGCTCGACGCCTTGTTCTCCTTGCGCGCATCGCTGAGCGCGACGTCGAGCGGCTTGGTGTGCGCGGTGGTCGGCGCCTTCGCGTCGGCAGCGGGCTTCGCTTCGGGAATCGGGTACGCAGCAGCGAACGCCGCGTAGTCCGTGCGCGCGAATACCTCGATCGCGGGGCGCGCGGCGTTGAGCTCGGGGCGCGCGGCGAACAGCGCCGAGAGGTGCTCGACGCGCTTGGTCGCCTCGGTCACCGCCAGCGCGACGCTCGCCTTGGACTCCTCGAGGTCCTTCTCGAGCTTGCCCACGCGGCTCGCCTGGGTGGTGAGCTCCGCGATCTTCGAGATGGCATCGGCGCGCGGCGCGTCGATGGGAAGAGCGAGCGCGCGATGCAGCTCGGTCTTGTCTTCGATCGCCGCGCGCACGATCGCGCCGGCCTCGGTTTCGTCCTTCGCGGTCCTGCCGAGGACCGCCGCCAACATGACCAACGTCAACATGGATTGGGGCTCCTTCGCGGCTTCCTGGCCGCGCGGTTTGGGAGGCGCTGCAGTCCTCTGCGAGGCGACGAACTGAGGCAGGTCGACGAGCGCAGGGTGTGCGGTGAGCGACAGCGAGTAGAGGATCGTTCCGAGGTAATCCCCGGTCTCTTCGCTGCGCGTGTTGAAGAAGAGCGTCGCGCTCACGTACGGCCACTTGGGTGGATCCGCGGTGACATCGCCGCGCGTCGCGTCGTCGAGCACACAGCGCGCTTCGAGCGAAGCGACCGTGGATCCGTCGGGGCGCTTGAACTCGCCGACGCGCAGCTCGAGCACCCATCCGTGTGGCGAGCGCCAGTCATCTGGCAGCTCGTCCGCGTCCCAGCGGGTGTCGGCGTGCTCGATCACGATCGGCGCGCGCGGGTTGCGCTTGAAGTTCGCGACGCACTCCTCGAAGTGCTGGCGGGTCACCGCGAGGTCGCGACCCTTGAGGTCGACCTCGTACGCGATCGGGTTCCATTTGCCTTCCTTCGCGGAGGCGATGGATCGCAGCTCGACGCACGGGCCGAACGCCTGGTCGTGGGGCTTCGCTGCGGACAGCTCGAGGATGGCTCTACGCATCGACATCGTTCGTCTTCGCTTCTGCGGGAGCGCGCTTGGCGACCGCGGGTGATGGCTGCGCCGCTGGCGCGGCCGCGGGCTTCGGCTTCAACACCGGCTCGAGCACGCCGCGCTTCTCGGTCGGCTCGGGGATCTGCGCGGCGCGGTGCGCCCACGCGCGCGGCACCTGGATGCCCACACGCTGCGCGCGCTCGATGCCGTCGATCACCGCCACCGTGTCAGCAGCGGGCTCGACCTTCGCGCGCGCGATCGGCAGCGGGCACTCCGCGCCAAATCTCTGCGGATTCGCCCTGATGTAGAGCGCGAAGAGCCGCGAGAGGTTGCGCTGCGCGATGCGGCAGTCGCTGCGCCAGAACGTGTAGCTCGTGCGCTCCTGGGCCTCCACGGCGGCGCGCGCGCCGGCCTTCAGGTCGCTCAAGTTCGCGACGCCGTGGATCGCCTTGGAAACCGCTGCGTCGATTTCTCGCGAGATCTCGAGCTGGATCGGCGTCGTCGGCAGCTCGTACTTGAGCGTGTCGACGCGCGTCGTATCGGCGAGGACCGCGCGCAGCGATCCGGACAGCCCGTTGATCGCCTTTCGCAGCGCGGCGATGTCTTCCTTCGAAGCGTTGCGCGGGCCGTTGCCCTTCGCGAGCTCGCCGTCTGCCTTCGCTCCGCCGGCGTTGTAGTAGCCGACGACGGGCGGGCGACCGATCAGCTCGGCGAGCGACATGACGTCGCGCCACGCCCAGTGCTTGAACAAGTACTGCCAGACGATGACCGCGAAGATGCCTTCGCGTGTCGGCTCCGCTCCGCGCACGCGCCGTCGCGTGACGAGCAGCTTTTCTTGCGGCAGATCGACGAGCGGAACGCCGTACGCGTCCGAGAAGATCGACTCCGAGTACCCAGCGTCGTGCAGGCGCAGCGCCCATGGCCGTGGGTCGTGCGGATCGCACGCGTAGGACAGTCGGCGCGGGGCGACCTCTTCGCAGCCGACGAGATACAGCTCGCCGTCGGCCCGCTCCCACGCGAGCTCGTCGAGGCCTGCCGGGTAGAACGCAGCACCGGTCCAGCGCGCGAGCCAGTCGTGCAGCGGCGCGCGGTCTTCGCCGTCGCCGCCGAGCGTTGACCAGTGCTCGAAGAGTTCCTCGCACGCATCGACGGCCCGCAGCGCCGCGCGTCTGTTCGAGCCGGCGCCGGGCTTGATCTCGAACTCCGTCTCGACCACGCTCTGCTCGCGCAGCGCGAGCTGCGAGTGCAGGTGGGTGTCCTTCTCACGGGCCTCGTTGGCGAAGTCGACCCAGCGCTGGAGGTATCCCTCGTTGCGCTGCTGAATGATCGTCGTGAGCTCCGCGGGCGTGAGCCGCGCGCCGAGGAAGTCTGCGTCGCGCGTGTGGAACGGGTTCGGCGTGAGGATCGCCTGTTCGGGCTTCTCGCTCAGCACCGGGCCGAGCAGATCGCGCGCGAACGTTCGGACGCTCGCCTGCGCGGCGCGCGCCATGTCTCGGAGGATGCTCACCAGCTTCGGCTTTCGTCCTGCCAGCGATCGCTCGCTGCTACGTCTTGCTCGCCCTCGGACTCTTGGCGTTCCTCGGGCAGTTCCGTTCCAAACAGGACGACGTGAGCGCCGCTGACCGCGTCGCACTGGTCGTCGTACGCTCCCTCAGGAAACGCTTCGGCCTCCTCGAAGAACTCGCGGTTCCACGAAGCGCGCTGCACGACGACCAACCGCGACGAGCAGAACGCGTATGCGCTGAACGGTGAGAACGCCGTCACCTTGTCGACGCGCTTTGGGCGGAAGCGAACGTTGAACCCCTGCAGCTCCGGCGCGGTGACGTACGTCAGCTCCTGGTCCTTGCCTGCCTGACCGGGATCGCGCTCGATCCAGATCTCGACGGACGCGCCGTCCTCTTTCGCCGTGCTGAAGACCAGCTCGCGAATCTCACCCGGGCCGCCGCGACGTCGCCGCACGTCCTCGATGACGTGATAGATGCCCGCGCGGGCGGAGCGACATGACGCGGCGTAGTCGCCGCCGGCGGCGAGGTCCCAGTAGCGAACGCGACGATCAGAAACGATCGGCACGTCGGTGTAGTCCACCCACGTGCGCTGGAAGTACTTCCCGGCGCCCGGCTTGGCGAGCCAGTTCCCCTTCTCGAGCTGCGCTCGACGAACGGGATCCAACTGCCTCAGCTTGACCGTGTACTTCTTGTCGAGCTGCCGACACTCCGATCGCACCGAGCGCAGAAACGTGCGCGACGCCGCGTCCTCCGTTCCTCGCGGCACGACTCGCTCGCGGCCTCCCTCATCGCGCAGAAACCACAGCCGCTTGCCCTCCGGCACAACGCCGTCTGGATACGCGCTGCGGTCGAGGCCTTCGATGTCCTTGCTCGGGTCGAGCCACGCAGCCCATCGCTCGAGCACCCATTCGTGGCCATCGCCGCCGGGGTTCGATGTCGCGCGCATGATCGTGGGCAGCTCGGGCTCCGTCGTGCGCAAGCGCGACGTGATCTCGAGCACCTGCCCGCGCGTGAAGTGCGTGAGCTCGTCGAAGGCGATGACGTTGAACTCGTCGCCCTGGTACGCGTAAGCGTCCTTTTCGTGTTCGCAGCCCGCGAACCGAACCTGCGCGCCGCTGGGAAACCGCCACACCTTCGTGGTCGAGTTGAAGCGCGCGCCCTGGCACACCCGCGGATACAGCCGTTGGGCCTTCGCGAGCAGCGGCCCGAGGTCGGTGCCCTCGCGACGAAGGATGAGCGCCTGAAACCTTGGGTTTTCGACCCACCGAAGAGGTAGCGCGACGACCGCATCGCTCTTGCCCCCACCGGCCTCGCCGCCGAGCAGCGTCTCGTCCGCGGTGCTCGTCAGAAAGCTGGTCTGGCGGCCGGGGTTCGGTTGCCAGATGACATTAGGCGTCGCCGTCGCCATCGGGTTCGAGTGGAGGCAGGATCAGCACGCCGGCGCCGCTTCCGCTGTGCTCGACCTTCTGTGCCGCGTCGAGCCCGAGCAACTTCGCTCGTCGCTCCATGATCTTCAGCGAGGCGGTCACCGCTCGCTCGTTGCCCTCGTTCGCCTTCTTCGCGAGCGCTCGCTGCAGCTGGTCGCAGCGCTCGAGCTCGAGCTCGACGAGCTCGTCGGTGCGCTTCGCCTTCTGCTCGCGGCGCTCGACGATGGCCTTCGAGACGAGGTCGTGCGCGGTTGAGACGCTGACGCTCAGCGCCTTCGCGATCGCTCGGTACGTCGCACCCGTGCAGCGGAGGGCGATTGCCTTCTCCGAGAGGTCGAGGTCCGCGACGTTCTGCGGCGCGCCTTCGCTTTCAGAAAACTTCGTCACGGTTCACTCCAGCGCGCCGACGCCTGGATCGATGCGCGCGTTGATGGCGAACTCCGTCCAGCGCTTGCGAATCACATCGCAGTAGCGCGGATCGAGTTCGACCAGGCGCGCGCTGCGCCCAGTGCGCGCGGCCGCGAGCAACGTCGAGCCGGAGCCGCCGAAGGAATCGAGCACGACGTCGCCGAGCTCGGTGCTGTTGCTCAGCGCGTACTCGACGAGCTCGACGGGCTTCATCGTCGGGTGCTCGGCGTTGCGACGAGGGCGGTCGAAGTTCCACACCGTGGTCTGCTTTCGGTCGCTGCACCACTTGTGCGCGGCTCCCTCGGCCCAGCCGTAGAGGATCGGTTCGTGCTGCCAGTGGTAGTCCTGGCGGCCGAGAACGAACTGGTCCTTCACCCACACGAGGCACTGCTTGAACAGCCATCCCGACTCGCGCAGCGCGCCGCGGAAGTTCTCTCCCTCGCTGTCCGCGTGGCAAACGTAGATGGCGGCGCCGGGCTTCGCGACCGAGCGCATCGCCGAGAACGCGCCCACAAGGAACGAGCGAAATTGCTCACCGTTCATCGCGTCGTTCTCGATCTTGAGCGCCTTCTTGGTCTTGCCCGTGTACGCGACGTTGTACGGCGGATCGGTGAACACCGCGTCCGCCTGCACGCCGCCCATGGCGCGCGCGAGCTCGGCGCTGTTGGTCGAGTCGCCGCACAGCAGTCGATGCGGCCCGAGCTCGTACACCATGCCCGGTTCGCTGACCGCGACTTCGGGCAACGCCGGCGCCTCGGGCGCGGCGGTGTTCGCGACGTTCGCCAGCGCGTCCGCTTCGTCGAGCGCGTCGAGCAGCGTCGCGAGCGACGAGGACCCACCGGCGGCGATCGCCGCGAGCTCGGCGTCCTGGTTGCGCAGGCTTGCGAGCAGCTCCTGCGCTGCAGAGAGATCCCACTCGGCGAGCTCGCCGAGGGCGTTGTCTGCGAGCGCGTACGCCTCGGCCTCGGCGTCGCTGGCGAACTCGTGCCAGCGGACCGGAACGAGGCCCGGTCCCGGCGCGCCCTTCGCCACGAACGCGCGGTCCGCGCGCAGCAGCTTCTCGATGGCCTTGAGGCGCGTGTGGCCGGCGACGATCTGCGCGCGCGACGTCCAGACCACGATCGGCGCGACGAAGCCGAAGCGCTCGATGCTCTTCGCGACCGCGTCGACGGGGGCTCCGTCGTTCTTGCGCGGGTTGCGTGACCAGGGCTTCACCGCCGTCAGCGGCACCCAGGATGCGAGTTCTGCGGTGACGTTGTCTGTCATGGGGTGCTTGCGAACGGGGCTAGGATCGCGGGCTCGATGACGACCACGAAACAAACGAAGAAGCCGACGAAGGCAGCGTTGGCTCGCGACGAGCGGCTGAACCTCAGGGTGTCGGCGGAAGAGAAGTTGATGATCGAAGAGGCCGCGGCAGCGGTGGGCGAGGACGTCTCCGTTTGGCTTCGCCGCGCGGCCCGTGAGCAGATTCGTCGTGAGCGGGCACGCGAGTGACTTGGTGTGTACTCACAAACGACGTACGTTCGTGCGATGGCTCCGCAGTCGCCAAAGGTTGCTCGCACGCTCGCCCGCTACCTCGTCGCGCTCGTGGCGCAGCTCGAGGCCGAGCGTGGGCAGCTGAGCGACGCTGACCGCGCCGTCCGCGCGCAGGGCTTCGACCGCGCGCTCGAGGGGCTCACCGGCGAAGAGCGCGCCGAACTCGAAGTACTGGCGTCATCAATCGCAGCATCGCTCGCGGTGTCGTCGTTGGCCTCGGCACCGAGCGCGTAGCGACTGAGGCTCGCAGAGCAGTGTGCTTTGTCGTCGACGCGCTCAGTTGGCGTCGTCGCGAGGGCTGTCGTCGCTTGGTTGCGAGATCTCGGTGATGGAGCCGAGCATTTGGCTGCGATCGTCAGCATGCTTGCTGGTCGCGTCTGTTCGGCGATCTTCCATCATGTTGGTCGCGAGATGTCCGAAGCCGTGCATGAATAGTAGGAATGTGATTGTCGTGGTGGTGAACGCGCCGAGCCAAATAGACAGCATGAGCAGGAACGGCAAATTTGATGGCGAGCCGCTAAAAAGAATGAGCATGCACGATGCCAATCCAACGACCACCGCCGAGAGCGCTGTCACCCGCATCATCGCAACTACGTCTTTCAGCTTGCCGAGACGAGCCGTCCTGCCTGCTCGACCGACGCTTGGGATGCTCAAGAGGACAGCTTTTGCGGTGATAATGAAGCCAGCAATCACGCCAGCAAGACCTGCGATTGCACCAAAGAACTCTTTAATCGAGCTTGGAAGGGACGCGGCTTTGGTCTGCACAGAGGAGATGTTCGAGAGCCCGGCTGTCAGAACTGTTGTGAAAATACCGATGAGTACCGACCAGGTAGTCCACGTGCGCTCTGATGAAGTGTCGTCTTCCAAGCTCATGTTGGTGTCATGTTCGATTCGAGATGAAGTCAACGACAGCTCTCTTGAGGGAGTCGAATCTCCTGGGCCAGTCGTTTGACTGCGGCCAAGGTTGCTCGAAATCGAACCTCCGAAACACGGTGAAGCGTTCGAGCGACTCGCGGAACGGCATGCCGTCCTTGTCTGTGCCCGTGACGATAATGTTCTCAACAGAATGTTGATCTGGTGCCTCCTGACGCCGAAGGGAGATTGCCTGTTTCAGCCAGGCAACGGTTCGCTTGGTGAGAGTTCCATCTGCACTGATGTTGATGCTTACGCGCTTGGCATCGGGCACAATGCTGAGTGAATCCTGCGCAACGCCGGCGAGAGATGTTGCTGCGCCGGACGCCTTGTCAGGTGCAACAACGATCTCGACGTTTCTCAGGATACTGAGGCGAGAGAGTGCCTCCTCAAGTCCCATGTTGAGAACTGGTCGGTAGTGAATCCGGCAGTCTATATGACCGCTCTCTCTCGCAAGGTGCTGCACGAGTCGGGCGTAAGTTGCGACTGTGGGGCCATGGTAGTTTCGTTGTGCAGCTACGAGCTTGAGCGATGGAATAAAGCAGAAACCGGTGTTGTCCCCGGCTCCATCGTCCTCATCTCGATCAAACGGTATTGCCTCGTCGTCCGGAGGAACCCGCAGAGGAATGTCGTCGCTGTCGCGAACTTTCATCAGATCAATAAAATGAAGCTGGTTAATCTCCGGCCGCGCGAGCACGGTAATCTTGAAGATGCCTCCGTCAGTTTGGATGCGGCACCACGCTCCGCTTGAAATCTCAAGGTGCCGTTGATCGAGTGCTGATCGTCGCTTTCGCTCAAGCAGCTTGACTGGATCGACTTTATCGGGGAGGTCAAGATGAAAGAACTCGACTCGCAGTGACCGCATGGCTGTGATTCTGCAAAAGTCGCACGATGGTATCAACCATCGACATGCACATCATACGAAAGTGACGGGGGCTTGCAATTCTTCCTTGACAGAGTACGTCCGCGACAATCTCTTGGAAATTTAAGCCTTCGATCGACGCGTTTGTGGTGTCTGGCTGTCGTTCTGGAATCAAGGTGAGCGACTTCGACGGACGCGACGAGACAACCGCCTCGACGCGCTTCTCTTCCACGGCACTTTGCCGACCGCGCGAACGGACAACGTCACGAAGCGCGACTGGCGCGAGCTCCTGTGCCTTCCAGAACTTGGTCAAACGCTGCCCCGACGCCCGTGCTTGATGAGCCGTCCACCACGTTCCCGTGCTCGCGTTCCGTCCAGCCAGCGACGATCTCGAGCGAGGTGCGGAGGCACGACGTGCCGAGCTCGGAGCTCGACAGCGATCTGGAGAGGCTCGCGGACGCCGAGCCCGCCGAGCTTGAGGAACTGGCCGGATCGCTGGCCGTTGCGTCGGCCGCGTCGGCACAGAGCGCGTAGCAGTTACATCGCTGCGCGAACGGCCGCGTCCTTCCCCTCGAGCAGCTTTCGCAGCGCGACTGTGCGCTCCGCGCTGGCGGGCACCGTCGCCACGAGGGCGTGCGCGACGTCGTGAAAGAGCTTCGAGACATGCGCAAGCTTTAGGGGAAGGTGCGCGAACGCGAAGTACCTGAGGATCGGTTCGCCCTCGTCGGTCACGCGCTGACGAGCCCCTTGTACCAGTTGCGCGGCACCCAGCTGCGCGAGCGGGGCAGGCCAGCCGTCTGACGATCGCGCCGCCGCGCCTCGAGCTGCTCGTGCTCGCGGAGAGCTGTTCGCCTGGCGAGCAGCAGCGGGGCGCTCAACGCGAGCAGGGCGAGGAACGTGAAGAACAGAAACGACATCGAGATCATCGATCCTCCAGGTGGATCAGCCGTCCGTGTCCAGCGCGCACTCCGGGTGCAGCCTGCTGATTGGGTGAGGGCTCGACGCGCGCGACGAGCGCGCGCTGGGCAAGGACGGTTGAGAAGTGCCGCTGTCGCATCCCATCCGAGATCGATTGAGGGGCCGACATGCCGGGCGCCGCGTTTCCGCGGTGCGTCGGTCTCGTCCACGATCTCGGTGATGCCCCCAGCGGCGCGGGGGTCCGCGTCGGGGTGTTGGCAGCTGGTGGCGCCGAAACGCCGTGCGCTGCGCTCAGACGGAGGGGTTGAGCGCAGCGCGCGACGTGCCGAGCTCGGAGCTCGACAGCGCGCATGCAGTGATCACGGCTTGTCGTTGGTGTTGCCTTACGCACGCTTGCGCGTGCGCCGCTGGTTTTCCTGTGATTCGCCAGCGCGGCGCATGGTGGCCTCCTTCGGATACCGGCTGCGCTCTTCGCGCGGCCTACGCTGAAGCGCTGCAGGCAAACATGCTCCGGCATGTTCGACGCAGCCGCTTCGAGGAGTTCGGCTCAGCGTTGCCCGTCGAGCGGCGCTGCAGCGAGCGGGATCTTGTAGTCCCGCCCGTCGCCACCGACGACAGGGATGAAGCCCACACCGCTGGGATGCGGCACGCGGCCCTGCGCGCACCATCGCTTCACCGTCGACCAGGCGCGGCGTGCGATGCGCGAGTACTCCCGAGTCGAGTACCAGCCGCGCGCTTGCGGCTCAGGTCGGCGCTGGCGGGCGTGTCGTTGACGCTCGAGCATAGTTCGCCCCTCCCAAGTGGACTTCGATTCTTGTGAGCTCTTTACTTTCGGTCAAGCGCGCGTGCATCGCTGCCGTCGATTCTCGATCAGCTACCGCCGCGCCGGCGAAGAGCGCGCGCGTGCGGGGCGCAGCAGCTGGCGACGCGCACTCGAAGCTCGGTGCACGTCGGCGCGAAGCGCATGCGGTCGCAGCGGGTGACGCGACCCGAGCGATCGCTGTCGCACGCGATGTGCGTCCGCGGCGCCGCGCAGTCCGTGGGCGCCACGCGCATCGGCTCGATCACGAACGCGCGGCGCTCGCGCTCGACATAGGCGCTCGCGCGAAGGTCGACTGCGATGGGGCGCGCGGCGTCGACGGCCGCGAGCAGCTCGCCGAACACGCCGCTCGAGCCCGAGTCCGACGGGCATGCGGCGTAGAACACTCGCGCCCGCTCGAGCAGGGCTTCGCCGCGATCGAGCAGCACGCGGGCTGAAGGCCCCTTGCCCCAGTGCTGCCAAGAGAGCGCGGCGACCATGCGCTGCTGTGCGTCGAGCAACAGCGTGAGTGCGAGCGCCAGGTGATGACCATCGCCCTCGAGCGGCTTCTCGGGCGAGTACGTCCACCACAGCGCGATCGCAGCGATGCGTGCCTCGCCACCGTGCGCGTAGAGGCGTCCGAGCTTCGCCAGCGCGCGCAGGCCCGCGTCACCAGCGCCGGCGAGCGCAGGCTCAGCGCGGCCGCTCGACTGGACTCGCTGCGTGATCGGCAGACCGGTGCACGCGGTGACGTGCCCCGATCGCGCGAGCGCGCGGATCTCGCTGGCGATGTGCTCGACGCGCACGACGGGCGCCTCGTGCATCTCGTCGCTCAGCACCGCTTCGAGCTCGTCGAGCTGCGCGAGGGTGTCGAGGATGTCCCTGGCGAGTCCGTTGGTCGTCATCGTCCGGGCCCCACCTGCGGAGAGCGGAGGTAGTCGAAGCTCTTCACCGCGTAGCGCAGGATCGCTTCGCCGTTGATCGACGCTGGTGCACCCGCGAACCGGCGACGCTCTTTCGGAACCTCTTGCTCGACCTCGAGTTGCTTCGCGCGTTGATCGGCGACGAACTGCTCGAGCGCGCCCCACGGTATTGCGCACCAGCGCGCGGTGGCGACGCTCGGACCGTAGAGCACCAGCACGATCGCGATTCCGCCGGCCTTGCGGCACGCGCTCAAGATCTCGAACTCCGCGGGGGTGAACCGGCTGAAGTCGAGCCGCGGGTTGCTCAGCGAGTCGACGAACTTCACCTCCAACTCGACCCAGGCGCCTATGCCGTCGTGCGCGTAGCGAAAGAGCTTCGCAGGTCCACCGCCGCCAAAGTCCGGCCCCTGTGGAGCGATCTGGCGCAGCTTTCCCTCGACGAGGATGGTCTTCGCGTGTCGCCGGGTAAGCTTCACGCCGGGATTCGACACGCGAAAGAAGTCGTTCTCGTGCAGACGCTCGACGGCGTCCTCGGCGCGATCGCCGCGCTGCTTCGCGCGCGCGCCCGCTTCGACGCGCTTGGACTTCGTGGGGTTCAGAAGCTGCAGTCCTTCAGACGTCATCGTGGCTTTCCTCCTCGAGCGGTGTGGCGGTGTTGCGGCGGCGCGCGCGGCCGCGCGTTCGCGCGGTGCGCGGGTGCGTTGTCGATTCGAGCTCGGCGAGCTGGGCCTCCTCGCTCTCGTCCAGGTCGAGGAACGTCGTGCGCTCCCCTCGAAACCGCGTGCGCACGGTGCCCGTTGGTCCGCCGCGGTGCTTCGCAAGGATGATCTCGGCGATGCCTTTGTCCGCGGTCTGCTTGTCGTAGACCTCGTCGCGGTAGATGAACATCACCAGGTCGGCGTCTTGCTCGATCGAACCGGACTCGCGGAGATCGGCGAGAAGCGGACGCTTGTCATTGCGCTTCTCGAGGTCGCGGTTGAGCTGCGAGAGCACGATGATCGGGCAACACGCGACGCCGGCGAGCACCTTCAGCCCGCGCGTCACGTCACCGATCGCGCGCGCTCGGTTGTCGTCGCGACCGCACTGGATCTGCATGAGCTGCAGGTAGTCGATCACGATGAGCTCGAGCTCTCCGTGCCTCGCGATGTGCTGCAGCACGATCGAACGGACGTCTGTGAGCGAGAGTTCCTTCGTGTCGTTGTAGACGATCGGCAGCTCGTACAGCCGCGCGCCCGCGTCGCTCATGCGCTTGAACTCGTCTTCGTCCATGCGCTTCGGATCGCGAAGCTTCTCGACGTCGACGTCGGCCTCCGCGCTCAGCACGCGCAGCACCAGTTCGCGTCGGCGCATCTCGAGCGAGAAGAACAGCACCGGCTTTCCGCTGCGCCGAGCGCTCTTCACGGCGATCTGCTGCGCGAGCGAGCTCTTGCCCATCGCTGGGCGCGCCGCGAGGATCACGAGCTGGTCGGGCCGAAGGCCGCCATCGAGCAGCTCGTCCAGGTCGCGAACGCTGGTCGCGCGTGGCGGCGTGGGATCCTGCTCGCGCTCGATGTCGCGGTAGATCGCTTCGATCTCGTCGCTCATGGACGCGCTGTTCGTCGCCGCGCGCGTGCGGACGATCTTCGAGAGCGCCTCCGACGTCTTCGAGTAGATCGCTTCGGCGGCCATCGACGGATCGAGCGACCACGCGGCGATCTGCTGGCCCAGCGTCCCGAGACGGCGGACCGCGGCGAGCTCGGCGACGATGCTTGCGTACTGCTCGACGTTCGCGATCGTGGGTGTCGCTTCCGGCAGTTCGCCGAGGAACTGCAGCCCGCCGACCGCGTTGATGCGGCGCCGCGCGGTGAGCTCCTGGCGCAGCGTGAGCACGTCGACGGGCTCGCTGCGCGCTGCGATCGCGACCATCGACTCGAACACCACCGCGTGCGCCGGGTGATAGAAGTCCGCCGCGCGAACGTGCATCTGCGCAATGCTGAGCGCAGCGTTGTCGAGTAGCACCGCGCCGAGAACCGCGCGCTCGGCCTCGAGGTCATGGCGCGGGGCGGGCGCCGTCCTGCGCTCCTCGATCGCGGATGCCTCGCGTGCTTCGACATTCGCCGGCGGCGCAGGGCCGCGCTCGATCGCTGCCGTTCGCGGCGGGACGAGGCCAGTGCGAGCAGGTGGGGCGAGAGCTGCTTCGCTCATCGAACCGCTCCCACGATCGCGTCGAGCACGTCGCCGATCGGCTCGATGCCTCGCTGTTCGGCTGCTGTTGCGTTCGGCTCTTGCGCGGGGTCCTCGAGCTGCTCGTCGTCGGTCGCGACCGCGGCGAGCGGCGGCGGAATGCGCTTGAACCCGTCGAGCACGCGCCCCATCGCGGCGCGAACGGCCTCCGACGATCTCTTCGGCGCGGCGGCGGCCTTGGCCGTGGGCTTCGCCCTGGTCGGCGCCGCGGTGCTCGCTGGCTGCTCGTTCCATCGCTTGGCTTCGCGCCAGATCCAGTCGAGCCTCTTGAATTCTGGGGCGCTGCTCGTCCCGAACACGATCCAGTCGACGCTGAACGACTTGATTTCGTGGGTGCGTTCGGCCTCGGGCGTCGCGAGGTATTCGCCGAGCATGAAGGCGTCGTCTGCCGAGATGCCACGCTCGGCGAGCGCGACAGCAAGGGCCTTGCGCTGCCAACGAGCGCCGCGCGGGTCCCATCGCCCTGGCACCTGCTCGGCGCCCTCGGCGATCGCGTTGAGGCGGTCAGCCTCCTCGCTGGTCAGCTCTTCGACGGGTGGGGGCGGGGGAGGGGTGACCGGCGGCTCGTCTCGCGTGCGCGCACACGCGCTCGCGCGCGACTCCCCCTCTCCCTCTTGGGATGGGATGGGATGGGATGGGGCACGCGTACCAACGCCGTTGGTATCGCCGCTACTAGTGGCGCTACGTCTGCTGTTACCGCTGGCGTTGGTAGCAGCGTTGGTAACGCGGGATGTAACGCCGTTACCAACGGCGCTACGGTGGTTCTGGACTCGCTTGGCGGTCTTGTCTCGCTCGAGCTCAACCTTCTCGCGGCTCTGGTTGAACTTCAGATAGTTGTGCAGCTGGTACCCGGTATCGGTCACCTCGAGGAAGCCGACGTTCACCAGGCGATCGAGCACCTCCTGCCGCTCGGCGATCATCAGCGCGATCTCGCGGTCCACCGCACCATCGGTGAGATGCTGCGCGCAGTACGAGCCCATCCGAAGGAACGCGCCAGCGGCCTCGTTCTTTGCGCGCAACGTCTTCGGATGGCTCCAAAAGCCGTCGTCTGTTCGAAACCAGCCCATGTTTTCAAGCTCCCGTGAAGGTTTGGTGGTTCATCAGCGCCGGCCTCGCCGCTCCGCATTGCGAACGATCGCAGCGAAGGCCTTCGCGGCGTCGCTGACGATCTTCGCGGTGGCTGCCCCGCGCTCGGCGCGTGGTGGCGCTGTTCGGGGCTTCGTGGCGCTCTTTGGCCGGTGCGGCGTCGGCTTCTTCGCCGGGCGCAGCGCGGGCGCGTGTTGCGGTTGTGGGGCGACGCTGGCGACGGCGCGCGTCGCATGCTCGAGCTCGAGCGCGGTCTCGGCACCCGGTGCTTCGGGCGCGCTCGGCTCTGCAAGCGCCTGCGCGAGCAGCTCGTCGGCCGCGGCTTCCGCGACGACCTCGGGCTCCGTTGCCGTCGCCGCTGGCGCTGCAGGTGCGGGCGGCGCGCTCTCGTCGACAACGTCTGGCTCGAGCCGCGAGAGCTCGTCGGCGCCGTCGGTGCTCGCGGTCTCGGACTGATCGAGCAGCTCGGCGCGCGATGTCATCTCGGCGTGTGCGGCAGCAGCGCGCTTTTGCTGCCCCAGCAGCAGCTCGACATGTCTGCCGAACGAGCGCTTCAAAGCGCGCGCCTGCTCGACGATCTCAGCCTGTTCTACGCCGAGTTCCGCGGCCCACTGCGCACGCGTGCGGGCGCGGCCGCATGCGCGCACCAGCGCTGTTGCAGCTGCGCTCGCCCTTCGGCCGGGCCCGCGGCGTGTCGACACGTTCGACGCCGCGCGCGCGTCTTCCTCGCGGTCGTACAGATCCGGCCGCGACACGTCGTGGCCGTCGGCCAGCAAGGGCTTCAGCGACGCGCTGAGCGCTGGATGCCGGATCTTCTCAAGCGCCTTCGTCTCGATTTGGCGGATCCACTCGCGGCTCACCTCCCAAACGGACCCGACCTGCTCGAGCGTGTACGGTCCCCTGCGAGCGCACGTGATCGAGAGCTTCGAGAGGTCGAGCTGCTCGAGCCTGCCCAGCGCTTCCGACAGCTGCTTGGCGGTGAGCGAGCGCGGATCCGCGACGTCGATCGCGAGCCAGGCAAGGTGGTCGGCGCAGCCGACGAATGGACATGGGCCTTCGACGTGCTCGTGCTGGTCCACGCTCTGCTCAGCGTCCGGCAACGGCTCCTCATCGTCCGATGCGTCGGCGTGGCTTGCTTCACCCGAGTCGTGCAGGCCAAGCCCGAGCGCCAAGCAGAGCTCGAACGAGTGAGGCCGGGCGTTGATCACGGGGAGTCGCGTCATCGGTCCGCCTTCGTCATCTCGTCGAAGGCGCGCAGGCCGCGCAGCGCCATGGCGATCGCCGCACCGATCTCGACGACCAGCGCGGTCACCGCGATCGCGACGGCGAGCCGGTGGTGCGATGCCGCTGCGACGCCGGCGGCGAGCCCGCAAGCGATCAGCGACAGGCCAGCGATGATCTTTCGAGCGAAGCGAAGCGCGAGGCGGGAGCGCATGTGACGGACGGCGGCGTCGCTCATGGTTGACCGCTCCTCTCGTCAGCGCGCGCGTTCGCAGCGGCGAAGGAGAATCCGTTGGGGAACCGCGCTCGCGCCTTGCGGCTGTTCGCGGTCGCGACGTCGGCCAGGTCGATGCCTTCGATCGACGCGAGGTACGCGAGGTACCAGAGCACGTCACCGAGCTCGGCAATGAGCTGGTCACGATCGAGGGGCTTCCCGTGGTGCACGTGCTTTTTGATGAGGTCAACGACCTCGCCGCTCTCGCCCGCGAGGCCGAGGGCCGCGAGGTCCAGGTGTCGCGCGCGCATGACGCTCAGCCCCAGCTCGATCGCGACGCGCTCCTGCCCGAACGAGTCGAGTAACGACAAGATCTCTCGCTGCTGGTTCGCCTTCAGCTGCTCGAGCAACGTGCGATCGAGCGTAGTCGTCCGGCGCGCCTCCTGCTGATACGCGCGCAGCGTCAGGATCGGCGCGTCGTCGTGGGGCCGACGGCAGCGGCACGCGGTGTTGCTCTTCTCGCAGTAGCTGCAGCAGCTCGCCGCCCGAAGCGCTGCGCGGCGATCGAGCTCGTGGGCGAGCTCGTGATCCTGAAAGTCGTCGAGGCTCGCGCGCGTCATCGCTTCGCTCCCTTCGCCTTCGTCGTCTTCTTGGCTGCGGGCTTCGCCTTCTTCGCCTCGCGCTGCGCTGTCACGAGCTCCTTCTCGAGCGCGTGTACGTCGACGCCGAAGAGCTTGCCCGCGGCGCGCAGGTGCTTTCCGTACTCGGGCTTGCTGGCCCAGGCGTGGGGCACCGCGCCCTGCGTGATGAGCAGCTCGAGGCCGAGACCCACGCGCTCTTCGATCGCTGCTTTCTCGGCGAATGCGTGGAGGATCTCTGTTGCGTCACGCGACGGGTGCGCGCCCTTCTTCTTGGGCTCCCCGACGAGCTCGCGTCGCTTCACGACCTCGCTGGCGGTATTGAAGTCCGCGGCGTCGATGATCGCGTCGAGCGCGAGGTGCAAAAGCGCCGTGGCCTCGGTCCGCCACCCTGCATCCGCTTCCACCGCGCTGACGATCCCGCTGATTGCGAGCCGCGCTGTCGAGAGCCAGATCTTCTGCTTCTCGCGCTTCTTGCGCTCTTCGTCTCTGAGCGAGGCAGAGCCCGAGTCGCGCTTGCCTAGCTCCTTCAGAATCGGCTTCAGCTCTTCGCGCGGCACGAGCTCGCGGACGTTTCCGACGGGATCGACCGCGAGAACCGTCGCAACGTCGCGACCCTTGAGGACCTGCGCCCAGGTCTTCTTGCCGGTGGAGTCCACGTCGTAGGCCTTATCCGCCGCGTCGACGAAGGGCGCGCCGTGCGAGACGTACGTCGAGTGCGCGTGCGGGAAGAGCTTCTTCGTCTCGCTCGCGGAGAGGATCTTCTTTCCCGAGGCCTTCGCTGCGTCGAGCGATTGCTGCGTATGCGCGTCTCGCTTCTTCGCGAAGCACGCCGGGTCCGTGCAGGAGTCCTCGGTCTTCATGTCCGCGAAGAGCTCTGGCTGCGCGCCGGTGCGCTTCGGGCACTCGGTGCAAGCGCCCGCGATCGGCAGGAGGGTCCTGCTCTTGCGGTCGAACGGCGCGTGCTTCAGCTGCAGCAGGAACTCGTCCTGCACCAGCTGCGCAGCGTAGCGAACCGAGACGCATTCGCCGCGGTAGCCGTCGAACACCCGCTCGATCGCCTTCGCCTGCGCGGCTGGATCCGCCAGGCGAGCGACGAGCTGCGCGACACCCGTGGTGAGCTTGCCCTCGAGGTACGCCGCGCGCGCTTTGTCGCAGAGCGACGCGAGCTGGGCGCGCGACCGAACGTACGCCGGCGGCCGCCCGATCTTCGCCGCGAGCCTCTCGATCGTATAGCCGTGCGTCTTCAGCAGCGCCGCGTAGCCGTCGGCCTCCTCGAGCGGGTGGACGTCGGCGCGCTGGACGTTCTCGATGACCTGCACCTCGGCCGTCTGCCGATCGTCGAGGTCGTGCACGAGGCAGGGAATCGCCGTGAGACCTGCCATCTTCGCCGCGCGCGCGCGCCGGTGGCCGAAGATGATCTCGAAGCGCAGCGGATCGCCGGGGAGCTTCCGCACGCCGATCGGCTGCAGCACGCCCTTCTCGCGGATGGACGTCGCGAGCTCGTCGAGGTCCGTGAAGGTCTTGCGAGGGTTGGTCGGGCTCTCTCGCAGGCTCGACAACGCGAGCACGAGGTAGCGCGGCTCGCGCGGCTGCTCAGCGCCTGCGCTGTGTGGTGGCGGGACTGGCTGGGTGGCTTCCATCGTTTCTCTCCGTCGTTCGTGGGTGCGCTCAGCGCGCTTCGGTGACGCGCGTCTCGAGCGCGTCGAGGGACAGTTGGTGGAGCGCCTCTGCGAGGACGCCGCGCGCGAAGTGCTTGCTGGATCCCTCGCGCAGCGCGCGCGGGACGATCGCGACTCCGCTCCGCTTCGCGATGCTCCTCACGGCCGCGCGGATGTCCGCGTCGAGCGACTCGGGGAGCTGGCTCGGCGAAAGCGCGCCGGCGATCGAGCACAACGAGTGCGCCGTCGTGCCGTAGCGTTGCGACCAGCGAATCGCTGGGCACTTCACGGTTCACCGCCGATCGCGGCGCGCGTCGCGAGGTCTTCGAGCGCGGCGACGCCGGTCGCGCCAACGCCGGAGACGCACTCGTGCGCGAGACCCTGATCTCCGCTGCGCGACGCGTACACGCACGCGATCCACTGCTCCGTGCCGTCGCGCTGCTCGAGGACCGTCAGCCGGCCGTAGGTGTGCAGCAGGCCCCAGCCCTTTCGGGCTCCGAGCGCGCGCCGGATCTCGCTGAGCGAGGGAGGCTTCGCGGCGCTCATGCGTACCCCGATCGAATGCGCGCTGCGCGATCGGCGTGTGATTTCGCTCGCTGCGCGATCTCGTCCGCTTCTGCGGTTCGTCCGATCGCGCGCAGCGCGTCGGCGTAGCGCGTCTCGGCTGCTGCGAAGTCCTCTTGCAGCTGGGCGCGCGCGTCGATGAGCGCGGCGGCGATCCGGATCGCCTCGGGAAGCTCATTCTTCATGAGGGCCTCGCTTCCGACCGCGAGAGCGATCCTTCGAAGGCGTCGAGCGCAGTGCGCACTCGCGCGAGCAAGCGTCGCAGCTCGCGTTGCTCGTCGGCGTCGAGCTTTCCGTCGGCGCGCGCGACGCAGGCGTAGCGGGCGAGGTCGAGCACTTCGCGGATGAGCTCGTCGAGGAGGGTGATGCTCGAACCGACGAAGCCGCCCGTTCGCGCGTGCGACCAGGCCGCGAGAGAGGCCAGCAGCGCTCGGCCCGCGCGCGGTCGATGCGCGAGCAGCATGAGCACCTTCGAGAGCGTTAGCGGGAGTTTGCCGCTGCGCATCAAGAAGACCTTGCTGCGGTTCTTCGCGCTGAAGCCGATCGCTTCGGCGGCCTTTGCGTCCGCGAGGTTGGTCGCGGTGAGCGCGTCGTCGAAGAGCCGAGCCGCCTCCTTGAGCGCCTCCTTGCTCGAGAGGTTCTCCGGCAACGATTTCAGCATGACGTAGCCTCCCGCTCGATCGGCGACGCGCCGACACTCTGTCCGTGAGCAAAACAACGCAGCGGAATGAGATGGACCCCGATTCGAGCGCGCGTTTCGGGCGAGAGCTGAACGCGCTCGATGTACGAGAGCACCTGCGAGACGGCGTCGCGGGCCTCGGCCATGTTCGAGGGCACGGGGCAGCGCTTGGGCAACACGACGCCGAGGTCGCTCGCGAGCTCGGTGAGCGCGTCGAATGTCGAGCGATGCGCGCCGACTCGCACGACGCGCCACTCGACACGGTTTCGAGCGCGCGCGATCAGCAGCGAGAGCTCATCGAGCGAGGGCGCGACGGGTCGTTCGAGCGAGGGCGTTCGCTCGTTGGAGGATGGGGCGCGCATCGGTCAGGCCGCCTTCGCTGCGCTTCCGGCGTCGCGGGCGCGCCACGACTCCATCGGCACGCCGCCGTCGGTCGCGCGTTCGATCGCGTATGCGACGTCGACCGAGACGCGCTTTACCGCCCCGTTCATCAGCTTCTGCAGGACGAGGCGGTTCACGCCGTGGGCGTCGGCGAACTTCGGGATCGAGAGTCGCCGCGCGTCGAGGAACTTGCGCAAGAGCCGCGCGCCTTCGGCGGCTTCCTCCGGGGGATCGATGCGAGCCATGCCCCAACAGGTAGGTTACGAGCGTAACGGTGTCAAGAAGGACGTTATACGGAGGCCCGTTACGATGACCGTTCCGGCAGGTACCAATTGGAACGTGAGCGACGACAACCTGGTCGGTGAACGGATCCGCGCGCTTCGAGAGGCGCTGGGGATGACCCAGGAAGGGATGGCCGCGAAAAGCGGCGGCGTTTTCGAGCGCGTCAACGTCACGCGGCTCGAGCGCGGGTACAACGCTGCGACCTCGTGGGCGCAACGGGTGGGCCTCTCGAAGGCCTTCGAGCTGGATGTCTGGGACGTCGACGCCTACCTGACCGGAGCTCTCTCGCTCGCGCAGGTCCTCGAGCGGCGGTCACGCCCGGCAGAGCGCTCGGCGCCGCGCGATCCCGTGGTGATTCCCGACGATCGCTACCCGTCACGCGCGGAGGTGCTCGCGGCCCTTAGCCAGTTCATCGATCCGGCGGCGCGCGAGCGGGTGGCTTCGCAGGCGAACTTCGGAGCGCGCGATCCTGGGGCGCTCTACTGGATCGAGGCCCTGGCGCGCGCGCAGCGCGACGTCGAGCTCGAGCGCGCGGGCGCACGCAACGTGGAGCGCGAGGCTGGTGAACGCGAGTTCGACGAGCTCGCCGACCGCGACGAGGCGCGGGCTGCCGCGGCGCGCGCGGCTGCAGAGGCCGCTCGAGACAAGCGTCGTCGTCGCTGAGCGACAAAGTATGTCCGGCCATTGAGCGCTCTCTGAGCGCGGTCCGCTCGTGGTTGGCGAAGTTTACAGTTCGCGGTTGGCGCGCGTCGCTTCAAGGCTTCGGGCTCGCGAAAGCACCGTCCCGAAATTTCACAGAGGCGCGATCGCAGCGTCGTTTCGCCGTTCGAGGGCCTGGTTGAGAACTGGCGAAGTCCGACGGACTCTCCGGTCGTGGGGCTCGACGCTCTACAGATCGAACGCGACGTGGAGCGGCTGTACACAGCCGCGGGCGCCGACTTTCGCATGCCGGCTTCGCTGCTCGCGACGCTGCGTACGCTCGCGCGCCTTCGCCACGACGGCCTGCGCGCGGTGCGCATGACGCCTGCGAACGACGACGGTGACCCCGCGGGCCGGCTGCGTCGCGAGCGCGTTGGCGACCGTTGGGAGTACGAGATCGAGCTGGTGAGCGCGAGCTCGCGCTCGGATCCCGCGACGAGCTGGCTGCTCGGCCACGAGGCCGGTGAATGGCGCGTTCACCATCTGGACGCCGCGCCGCCCGATTCGCCGCTGTGCGAGGCGCTCGCGAACAACTGGGCCGGCGCTCTGCTGGTGCCGGCCAGCGCGTTTCGAATCGCCTGGGACTGCTGGGACGACAACGATCCGGTCGACGCCCTCAAGGCGATCGCCGAGCAATTTGGCACAACGATTCGCGTGGCGGGCCTTCGTTTGGGCGAGGTGCTCGACTACGGGGTGGCCGTGATCAACCCGTACGCCGAGCCGTTGTTCGGCCGCCCGATCGTTCAGCGCCGCGGCTGGCTCGCGCGGGCGCCCATCAGCGACGCCGAGCTCGTCCGGCTCGCGTGGCGCCCTGACGACGCGCGGCGCCGCGGGTGGTTCGTGCGCCGCCTCGAACGGAAGCACCGGCTGTTGATACGCGAACGCCCGCCAAACTGGCTCCTTGAAGAATTTTGGTAACGTCCTTGTTGACACGGTTACGAGCGTAACCTATCACTTCACCTCGTAGCGGGATCACCCCGCGACGGAGGCGAAGATCGAATGGGTTGCAAGTGCTGCGATGGGGGAAAGGTCGAGTGCCCGGACTGCAACAACGGTCGGGTCGAGGTGGTCGTTGGTGACCGCGGCTACGACGCGGACTGCCTGAACTGCGAGGGCCGCGGCTGGCTCTGGTGCGACGAGTGCGACGGCACCGGCGAGGCGGGCGAGGGCGAGGACATCGAGAGCGAGCAGGTTCAGAGCGCGCTCGCGGACCGCACCGCCTCGTACGCGGAAGAGGTCGTGAACGGCCTCGCGGCGGAGCACGACGGCCTCGGCGCCGACCAGGAGGCAGCGTGAACGCGCTCGCGAACGCACGGCGAACTGCGGAGCGGCTCGCGGCGGGCGACGTGCGCGAGCTCGCGCGGATGCTCGACCACCTGCTGATTTGCAAGGGCTGCGAGGACGACCTCGCGGTGATCTTCACGGACGGCGAGCAGCTCTGCGCGGGGTGCGCGAGCGAGTTCGATCGGATGAACGACGAGGCGAACCGCGTTTGCTGCGCGTACTGCGAGCGCGAGGCCGCGCCCGCGTACAGCGCCCTCGCGATCCCGGTTTGCCGCACGCACAGCGAGCACGCGCTCGCCGCCGCGGACGACCTTCGCATCGCCGGAACGCGTTGGGCGTACCGCGCGCGTGCCTTCGAGCCGACCCCCAACAACCGCGAGCGCACGGGGTGAGCGGGCGTGCCCCGAAGGGACCCGCGGCACAGCGTCTGCGGGGTTCTTCGGGGCGCTCTCGCCCACGACAGGAACCCACCATGGCTAGCAAATATCCAGACCAATCTCATCGGTGGATCGCTCGTAGCTCGAAGAAGTCCGAGTGCGCGCGGTGCGGAAGCTCGCGCGAAATCCTCGACGACGGCGCGGTGTTCTTCTTCGACGGGCGAGGGCAGCGCTGGCGCGAGGCGCCGGGCTGCGTTCCCCCGAGCGGCGATTGCGCGACGCGCAGCGCGGAGGCACGGCCGTGATCGACATCGACGCTTTCACGATCGCGATCGCCCGCGCGGCGAACGAGGTCCTGCCCGCGCACACGTGGCACGTCGGTGCCCTCGCGCCGTCGCACGAGGATCCGCGGTGGACAATCGTCGTGCGCACGAGCCCGCTGGTCGCGCCGGTGATCTGCGTGCGCTCTCCGCGCCTGCTCGCCGGGCTGTTCGACCTGGCGGCCCGCGTGCTGGCGCTGGCTGTCGACCGCCGCGCGGATGGCGCTGGGCTGCGCGAACTCGCTGATCTCGTGAACGAGGTTGCCCGCAGCGGCGATCTCTCGAGGGCTGCGTGATGTGTGGCCCGACGAAAGAAGCGCTCGTGCTCGCGGCACTGGCCGTCGAGGACGAGGCCCAGGTGCAGCAACACGCCGCGGCGGTGATGCGCGACGCGCGCGCTCGACGTGCGTCGCTGGCGCTCGCGGCCGCGCTGCGCGACGTCGCTGCCAGCCTGCGTGATCGAAAGGCGGCGTCGCGATGACCGTCGCGCTTTGGATCGGCCCCTGCGAGACGTGCAGGCTCACCGGGTCGTCGACGCTCACGACGTCGTGCCCGCGCTGCGGCGCGCGCGCGCTTCGCCGCGACGCGGACTACGAGCACTGCATCGGCAATCACGTTGCCGGCGCGCAGAAGATCTACGAAGCCACGCAGCTCGAGGCGGAGGTGGCCGCGCTGACCGCGGCTCCTGTGCGCGCGAAGCTGGGGCACTACGCCGAGTGCCCTTCAGCGGGGACGTCGGTTGAGACCAAGCCGTGCCCGCGGTGTGACGCGCAGCAGATGCGACTCTACGCCGCGTTCGAGCAGGCGGAGGGGAACCACGCCGCGGCGGCGGACCTCGTCGAGCGAGCCGGCCGCCTGGAGCGCGAGGCACGTCATGGCTGAGCGAATCGCAACGCCGACGAAGGCGAATCCAGACCGCGTGAAGGAACACGCAGAGGTGGTCAACGCGCTCGACGCGCTGCGCGAGCACCTCGGTGAATCGCACTCGTGGGAGTCGATCGAGCACGCGGTGCGCGCGGCCGCGCTCGAGCTGCAGTTGCTCGTACGCGTAGAGGACGGTGCACGGTGACGCGCGTCTTCGATCGCTACGAAAGCGGGATGGCGACCGCGACCCAGCCGCTGCAGATCACGTACTGCGTCTGGCTGCTCTGCGAGGCGAAGACGCGGGAGATGAGCGGCAATCCCGACGGCGCAGACGACGTCACGCCGTGGGACATCCTCGCGTGGGTCGGTCTCTGGGCCCTCGAAACAGAGGTGCGCGCGAGGCGGCCGTTCGACGACTGCAACTGCTGCCACTGCTGCCAAGCGCGGGCAGAAAAGCGGGTGTCGCGATGACGTTCGCTGCCCGGCTGATCGATCACACACCGGCGCCGATCGAGCTCGACGTGCTGCTCGAGCAGCTGCAGCTCGCGGCGTTCGAGGTGCTTGGCCGTGGCGCGCAGGCGTCACTCACCGGGCCGGTGCAGCCGAACGCTCCCTGGACCGCGCGCGCGCAAACGAACGCGCAGCAGGTTCGCGCCGAGGGCGCGACGCCCGCGACGGCTGCGCGCGAGCTCGCCCGCGAGCTGCTCAGTGATCCGCGCTCGGACGGCGTCGAGTCGCGCGAGCTGCGTCGACTGTTGATGGAGGAAGGCCTGTGAAAGAACCGACGAATAGTGACCGCGAGCGGCGCGATCTTTCCGCGAGCGACGTGCGGGTGCCGCGCGATCTGGATGAGTGCGAGCTCGCGCTCGAGCTGGTGCGCGATCGCATCGCGTCGATCGAGACCGACCTCGCCACGAAGGACGGATCCACCTTTCCATCGCGCGAGTCGTTCGAGACCTGGCGAGCGAAGGCAGAGCGCGCGCGCTTGGTTTGGGAAGCGAAAGAGAAGGACCTCCTCTACTCGAAGCGCGTGCTCACCTCGAGCGTCCACCCCGACGTGCTTCGCCTGCAGTCGAAGGTGATGTCGCTTGTGGGCGAGCTGCACCGCACGTCCGCGCGGCTCGCGATGCTCGCGGACGGTGTCGATCTTCCCGCGCCGCTGCGTAGCTACATCAACGCGCGGAAGGCGCAGCTGCCGCCGGGCTTCTACGAGGACTACCTTCGCCAGTGGGAGGCGGGGCCATGCGGCTGATCGCGACGCGCTATCGCACCGCGATCGTCATCGCGCTCGTCGCGATCGTGATGCCGGTGCTCGTCGACGCGCCGTGGAGCACGACGTTCGCGAAGGCAAAGCTCGCGTTCGGCGCCGCGCTCCTCTTCGGCCTTCTCTGGAACGAGGACGCCTGATGCGCGCGGTCCTCTTTGCCCAACTGCCCGACAGCGCGCGCCGCGCGATCGCTCCAGCGCTGCCGGACGACGTCCGCGCTCTCGTCGTGTTCGACGCTTCGCGATTGCTCGCGGAGCGCCTGACGCGCGCGGGCGCCTTTCAACGCGACGGGATCCTCGTGCTCCCGCGCTCACTCAACGACAGGAGATCTTGATGACGACCGAGAAAGAGCTGGCCACGAGGCCCACGACCACGAACGAATTTCGCCCTAACACCGCGGCGTTCGAGCCCAGCGACGTTCGCGAAGCCCTCGCGCTCGCGCAGGTGCTCTCGAAGAGCAATCTCGTGCCGAAGGCGCTCGCGACGCACGAGGCGGTGTTCTACGTGATCGCCGCCGGGCGCGAGCTCGGCTTCAGCGTCGTTCAGTCCCTGCGATCGCTGCACATCATCGACGGCAAGATCGTGATGAGCGCCGACCTGATGGTGAGCCAGGTGTTGCGCTCGGGGCTCGCCGAGCACTTCTCTCTGGTCGAGAGCTCGGACAAGGTCGCGACGTACGAGACGAAGCGTCGTGGGTCGCCGACGCCCACGCGGATGTCCTACTCGATCGAACAGGCCGCGCGCGCAGGGCTCGTTGGGAAGCAGAACTGGAAGAACCATCCCGAGGCGATGTTGCGCGCGCGCTGCGCGTCCGCGCTCGCGCGTGCGGTCTACCCCGATGCCGTCCAGGGCATGTACGACCCCGACGAGGCCGAGGAAATTCGCAGGCAGAGCGCGGTGCCCGCATCGGTCGTGTCGAGCGCGCAGTCGACACCGCCGGCATCCGAGGGCAAGCCCGCGTCTGCGCCGATCGACGGAACGATCGAAGATCCGGCAGCTAAGTGGCTCGACAAGATCGGCAAGTCGGCGGAGCAGAAGAAGCCCATCCAGGCGTGCGTCGGAGTCGCAGAGCAGATCGCCGAGCACACCTCCAACGGAGTGCGCGCGCGGTGCATCAAGGCCTGGGCGGAGCAGCTCGAGAAGCTCGTTCGAGCGAAGATCACGACGCAAGAAGCGATCGACGCGCTGCGCGGCGCGATCCTGAAGCTGCCCGAGGACATCGCGCTGGCTGGCGTTCGCGTCTGCGACGCGCTCAACCCCGACGCCGAGCCGGCGGCTGACGCGGACGCCAGCCAGGGCGAGGGCTGATCATGGCGAGCTTCACCGCGAGCTCGATCGCGCGCGTCGTCGCGTGCCCTTCGTCCGAAGCGTTGCCGCACGTTCGCACCGCGGTTTCGCCGGAAGCCGAGCGAGGGACCGCTGCGCACGACTTCCTCTTTCGCCTGCACAACGGAGAGCTGCGCGAGGACGCGCTCGCGGCGGTGCCTGAGGCGCATCGGGAGTACTGCGCGTCGATCGCGCTGCAGCCCGTGCCCGGAGCGATTGCCGAGGTCGCCGTCGCGTACGACGTCCTTCGGCGCTCCGCGCGTCTCCTGAACGTGTCGAACCGCGCGTACGGAGCGCTCGCCCCCAGCGAAATCGCAGGTACTTGCGATCTCTTCATCCCCGCGCCGCCCGGCGGTGTCGCGACCGTCGTCGACTGGAAGACGACGCACGACGTCGAGGGGATGGAGCGCTACACACCGCAGCTCGAGTTCTACGCGCTCGCGTTGGCGCGGGCGCATCACGTCGCTCAGA